ATTGGATGAGATGAAATGAACTTAACCCCAAAGCAGAAAAGATTCTGTGAGGAATATCTCATAGACCTGAATGCTACTCAAGCGGCCACAAGGGCTGGGTATAGCAAAAGAACGGCTAATGAACAGGGAGCAAGATTGTTAGTAAATGTTAGTGTCCAAACCGAAATCCAAAAGCTGATGAAGAAGCGAGAGAAGAGGACTGAGATAACTCAAGACAGGGTTCTGGAAGAACTGTTTTATTTAGGCTTCTCTAATATTAAAGATTATGTGGATGCATCAACAGCAAAGGGATTTGTTACATTCAAAGATATAGAAAAAATTCCAGATGAAAAAGCAAGGGCGATAGAGGCAATAAAAGCGAATTATAAGGAAGGGAGAATTGAATTTAAACTTCATAGCAAAACAAAGACTCTTGAGATGATAGGGCGTCATCTGGGAATGTTTATTGAGAAGATTGAACACAGTGGACAGGTTGATCATGCTGTCTTTATGATGCCAAGACCAAAAGAGAAAGAGGAAAATGCAAGTCCAAACAAGCAATAAGCAGAATATAGCTTATGAGGCCAGGCCAAGACAGGCCTTGTTCCATTCTGCACCTGAGACATACAAGCTTTATGGTGGTGCAATGGGAGGCGGAAAGACTTATGCGCTCTGTGCAGAGGCCATTGCTTTATCCTATGACTATCCTGGCAATCGAGGCTATATATGCAGGCATGAATCAGTATCTTTTCAGAGAACGACATATTTAGTCTTAGATGAGATGCTGGAGAAAACAGGAGATGTGGAACAGCATTATAAGTCTTCTCCTGCTTATTATCTGCTAAAAAACGGATCCCGTATTTATTACGGCGGATTAGGGGATGATTTAAAAGCGATAGACAAGCTTAAATCTATGGAGCTGGGTTGGTTTGCCATAGATGAGGCCTCGGAGACGACTGAGGCTTTCTTTTTCATGCTTTCCTCGAGGCTTAGGCTGAAGCTTCCTGGAATCAAATATTTTGGAATCATGGGTTCTAATCCTGATCCCGGCTGGTTGAAATTCAGATTCATTGATCAGAAATTAGCTAATCATACTTTCATTCCTGCGCTACCAACTGATAATCCTGATTTGCCAAAAGATTATACCGAAAGATTAGAAAAGTTGTTTCCTAAAGAATGGCAAGATAGATTCTTAAAAGGCGATTGGACAGCATGGGAAGGAGCACGAAACGTCTTTCCTTATGAGGCTATACAGAAAGCATTTAAACTTGAGCTTGAGCCAGGAGAGCCTAAGCAATTGGGTATCGATATCGCAAGGTCAGGCAAGAATGAGACGGTTATCGCATTGAGAGAAGGCGGCAAGGTCTTGATTCTTGACAGGATAAAGAAGTCAGATTTGATGTTTGTTGCTGGTAGGGTAATCCAGAGAAAGAAAGAGTATGGCGTGACTTCTTTAAAGGTAGATGCCGATGGTATGGGAGCTGGTGTTGTAGATAGATTGAAAGAGCTGGGACACGATGTCATAGAGATTCATGGAGGCGGTAAAGCCAGAGACAGCGAAAGGTTTGCCAATCAGAAAGCAGAGATTCATTGGGGATTCAGAGAAAGGCTGATTGCACAAGAAGTTGACTTGCCTTCGGATGATCTGGATTTTCAGGCTCAATTAACTTCCATAGAGTACGAGACTCAATCCAGTGGCAAATTTAAGATCGTCTCTAAAGAGGAGATGGAGAAGAAGGGGTTGAAAAGTCCGGATATAGCAGAGGCCGTAATCTATGCTTTTGCTGATGTTGGTGGTGGCGGAGCCTTTGCCATATCAGATGTAGGAGTGAGGGACATATGGGGATAATAAGCACTTTTAAAAACATGACTAATGTTCAGTTCATGAAATACAAGGTTGCCAGCCAGAAAGGGCGAGTGACAAAACTTGAAAACCAGGTCACAAAACTCCAATCCCTTATTCGAGATGACATTCTCAGCATAACAGAGGGAAGTACTTCATATAGAGGCAATAAATATAATACATATGGTTCGGCTATTTCTGAGATAGACAGTAAATACAGGGGGGTTGCTGACTGGGGCGTGCTTCAGACCGGAAATATAATAGACCTGAGGGCTGCTTTTATCATAGGTGAGGGAATAACTATTGTTAAGAAAGTGCCGGATGCTAATAAAGAGCAGGAGTGGGCGGAGCAGTTTCTTGAATATAATGATCTGGACGAAGAGGTTGCTCAAGAGTTCGCTAAGGAGGCAGAGATCGAAGGGAAAATAGCTCTAAAACTTGCCCTGGAAGCGAATAAAGCGGGAGGAGAAAAAGAGAAAGATATGGTATCCGTCAGGTTTATAAGCTGGTTGGACAAGAAATATAAAGTTGAAACTAACCCCCAGGATTATCTTGATTATCAGAGGCTCATATGGAGGCCAAAGAACAAGGATAAAGATGAGGCATTAGAAGCCAAAGAATTTGTCTATAAGAAATTTGGAGGGCGTATCCATAACCCAAACGAGGCTGCACCTAAGATGATGAAATGCCTGACTCAAGTAGAGAATCTCGATATGGCACTCAGGGACTGGAGAGAGATTAATCATATATTTGGTGGTCCGATTCTATATGTAGAATGTGAAGATGCGAAAGAGGTGGAAAAAACGCTTGCTGCTCTTGGAGACAAGAACTTCAAGATAAAGAGAGTGACGGCCGGCACGGGCAAAATGTATTTTGTGACTCTTGATATCAAAGGGGTTGAGTCCATTGAAAAGGAGATCACCTCCAATGCCAAACTCGTGTCGGGCAATACTGGAATCCCCATCCACTTTTTGGGGTTTCCGGAATTCATGTCGAACAGGGCAACGGCAGAGAATCTTATGGAAATGGTTATTGCCTCGACTTCAAAAGAACGTACGACCTGGATAGGTGCTTATGAAGAGACGATTACAAAGGCGATGATAATGTATAACGGAAAAGTCAATGACCAGATGAGCAAAGAAAGACGACTTGATCCGACCAAGATAGGCGTAGAGATTCCAATCATAACCAAAGAGCACTATGTACATCTTGAAAAGATATATCTGCCTGCTTGTGTGGCTGGCAAGATTTCAGATGAGGCTTTTCTTGAGCGCATTCCCGGAATGGACGTGGAAGCAGAATTGAAGAGAAAACAGGATAAGGAAAATGGCGAACTTGAGCAAATAAAACATGAGAATGAGGACATGAAAGCCGATCTGAATGATAAAGAAATATTTGGAGGTAAATAAAATGAGCCCATATCCGTCGGAACATGCTTGTAGGCTTAAAGAACCTAGTAATTTTCAGTCAGGTAGTTTTAGGCGCACACAAAGAAAAACTGGGGGTAAACTTTACAGTATTATTATGGGTCGATTAAAAGGCCAAACTACTATGACAGAGCAAGCTTACCGCTATTCTAAGGATTCTTGGACGGCAGCTTCTGCAAGGAAGCACTGCTCAGACCACGGCGGACGGTTCGAGGCCGCTTCGGGAGAATAATATGATAACAACAAGAGAAATAAATGTAAATTTGGGGAAAGGCCGCAAGCTTGGACGGATAACTACAAAGGACATAGATGCCAGCATCAAAGTGGAACAACCAAAAGACAAGGCGATCAAGACTCCGATTATCTCTACTCACAATATGGCAGATGTCGCAGACATAGCAGAGAAGAGAAGAAGAGATGAGATTATGGCAAGCATAAAGACAAATAATAAAAAGCTCGATATGAAAGAGAAGATGGCGAAGGTGAGGGCTGCGAAGGGAAAGAAGGAATGAAATTCCTAGCTCAACTCCAAGAAATGGCGGCCTCAGAGATAATGAATATTATCCCTAATGATATTTATGAGGAAATCAAGCAGAAGGATTCACATCCACTATTTCAAGCTTATGTAGTTGGACATGAAGGCGAGGCAACAGGGAGAATGGTTGGAACAGGCACAAAAATTCTGCATTGGTTCTCTTCAGCAATAAACAAACTGTGGGAGAAGTTGAAATATGGAACAAAAATCTTTCATGGCCATAATATAGACTCAAGCCATGAGGGGCGGCAATCGATAGGGGAGGTTGTTGGCAAGACAATAAAAACGATTCAGAGCAAGGTCAATGCTATAGCTATTACATACATATATCCAGAATATAGAGGTTTACCTCTTGATGTGGCCTCAATAGAGGCTGATGTGAATATTAATCCAGATGACAGCGTTCACGATGTGGACGTTGGGGATATTACGGGAATTGCTTTAGGCAGTTCCGCGGTCGAAAAGCCTGGATTTGCAGGTGCTACACTTTTATCTCAGATTCAAGCTTTTGCGAACGGCCAATCCCAATTTAATGTGGGAGGTGGAAAAATGACTACTCTCGGAGAGATTAAGAAATTCGTGAGTGAGGAAGGAGTCAGCCCATCTGAGGTATTTGGGCGTGATTCCTTGATCGACGATCCGATCGTCAAAGGTTATGTGAAAGCCGAAGTTCAAGAAGCGACTACGGGTGAATATGCCCATAGAAAGAGAACAGACGTTAAGTTCGATGAGGAAAAGAAGAAATGGGATGATGAGAAGAAGAAGCTTGAGGATGAAAACAAAACGCTAAAAACCGAATCTGCTAAAGTCAAGGCTGCTGACCTTTTCAGCACAAAAGCTAAAGAGCGAAAACTAGATGACAAGCAGACTAAGTTTATCACGAAAAAACAGGAGAATTTCACTCCTGAAAAAGTGGATGAACTTGAGAAAGAGGTTGATGCTTTTATGGATTCTACCCTTGAGGAGTACAAGGAGACTGCTAAAATCTTTGGACACAAGACGGAAAAAGAGACAACGGAAAAAGGTGGAAGCGAGCCTGGCGAAGGCGGATCGGGCGAAGAGAACGAATTAATACCTAATTAATTTGGTCGACAGGCAAAACGGTCGATTGTCTGGGCGAAAAAAATCCAAACAGACCGGAGTAGAAAATGAGTGCTGACTTTTTAAGAACAGCTACCCCTATGGGGGACTGGCGTAGTTTCAAATTTACCCATGCAATTTCAGGGTTGACGATGATTGAAGGCCAGATTTATAAGGTTGAGGATACGGTTGGAGTGCTTTTGCTCGATATTCAATATACCGCAGCAGGATGCAAGAAAGCCAAGACAATAGTAGAAGATGACGAAGGCGTTCTCATTTATCATGCAGAGAAAATCGTGGTTGATAAGAAAGCTGGAACTGCATATGCCTTTCTCCCAGGAGGCAAGGTTTATTGGTCTGGTGTGAATGGCGATCCTGTTACCCCAGTCTATCAAAGCGGATTTTATTGGATTGGAATTTGCATACTGGCAGCCGCAGCAACTGCTGATGAAGTTACAATTGACCTGAAAGGTGATAAAGCGTCGGTGACGCATCCACTGTAAGGAGAAAATGATGAGAGGACAAATAATAAAAGATTGGACAAAAGTTGATTACATCAAACTCTTTGGTGGAGAATTTGGAGAGGGAAAAGACAAGAATCATCAACGTCAAATTCAAGAGGCTCTTCAGTTTTTCTTTGCCCTACCTAACCGGACTATTCCTGCTAAATTTGCTGATAACAAGAAGTTCCTGGAGAAAAGGAAAGAATTCGAGAAGACCAGAATACAGTATTTTGCCACGCTAAATGATTTTCCTGCGACTGCGAAAGAAGCGATAGACAAGTATCATGAACTTCCTGTGTTTGACAATGGTTATGAGCAGATATTCAATATGCGGGATTATACCGGAACTAGAAAAGATGGTTTTGCCATTGACACAACGCAAAGTGGCTTGGCTTTCAGAAAGATGCTGACTGGCGAGAAACTCGAAGTCTATCAGATGAGTGGAGACAGAGAGCATGTGTTCTTCGATTATTACGGTGGAGCATTAGGTTGGGACAGGAAGCTCTTTGAGAACCAGGATTGGTGGACACTTGAAGATAATGCGATCGAGTTCAGGAATGAGGCATATAGGATCAAGGCGGCTACATATTATGCCTTGCTTGAGGCTGTAGCGGCTCAGAAGGCCGCTGATATTGCCTGGCAGGCTTCTCCTGATGCACTTGTGGCTGGAGTTAGAGCTGTAACAGCTCAAAGGGATGCCGCAACGATGAATCTTGCCGCTCAGACAATTCTATTAGCATGTCAAGCCAGTGGCTACGGAATCTCAGCTCAGAATGTATCGTTCGTTATTCTTGCACCAATTCAATTGAGAGGACGAATCAAGCGAGCCCTCGGAGTAAACTACGATGTGATGGTAGGATCGACTCCTATCATAGATTATAGTTTTACTCCTGTTATCACAACCATGCTCGGAACGACAGATCACTATTGGGTCATTCTTCCTAAAAGGAAAATCGTTGGTGGAGACAGAATGGATCTGACCACTTATGCTGATTTTGATATTCTATCTCGCACGGATACGGTTGCCGGATGGATGGCTTTTGCGGGTGCGGTTGCAGATATAGCTCAAATGGAACGCTGTAATATTGCTTAAATTGAGATAAAGAAGTGAAAAACCAGGGGGCCAGGAGCAAGCACTTGGCCTCCTTTTCTCTAAAGGAGAGACAATGAAATCTGGGAAAGTTTGGGGAGAGACAGAAGAGATTTTCAACAATGGGATTGTTTCTGTGAATCATCTGAAAATCAACAAGGGTGGATACTGCTCAGAACATTATCATAAGAGAAAATCGAATACTTTTTTTGTTGTTATCGGCAATCTGGCGATTAAGATTTGGAGGAATGGCAGCGTAGATGAAACCGTTTTATGGCCAGGCGAATCTTCAAAAGTTGAGCCTGGAGTTTATCATCAATTTAGAGCCTTAACAGATGTGGAATGCTTTGAAATATATGAAGTTGAACTGAAAGCCAAAGATATTGAGAGGCGTTCTGTTGGAGGCAAGAAATAATGAGTCAGATGATCACCACAAGAGACAGGGCTGTTACTGAGATCGTGGAAGAAATGCAGAG